TTCCCGCTTTCGGTGTAGTACCGCCAATGACCGCTTCGACCGTACCATCGTTAATGTCTGCGGTCGCTGCGGTGAGGTCGTCCGTAGTAAGCGTGGGGGTGGTGATTTCTGTCGCACGGAGCTTGGTGAAAATGTCAGTAGTGGTCGCAGTGGCTCCGCCTCCACTAAACTTGACCACCATGTCGACGCCCGCCGGAACCTCAAGGTCGCGGCCAGCATCGTATGTGCCTTGGAATAGAATCACCGCGCGGCTGCCCGACAAGCTGTTGCGGATAAAAACAATCTTTTCCGCGTCGTTCGGCGTAAGCTGAACATACGCCGTCGCGCCAAGATCGCCGCCGTCAACAAACTCAACCCATTTGTTGCGGCCATCCGAGGTCGCGCCGTCGCTAATTGCCAGCGTATTCGGAGAACCCGAAGTACCCGCTGAAGCAAGCGTCAGTGAAAGACATCCGTTGATCGCCTGATCGAGAATATCAAAGTTAATGTTGGTGGTATCACCCCAAGTACCCGACTGTTCACCGGTTGCCGGTTTCTCGATACCGAGGTTAACTGTATAGGTGCTTGGCATCTTTCAATTCCTTACGCTGCTACCCGCGTCCAATTAGCGTTCTGGTTAGGTGCTTCCTCCGACCATGTTGGTTCTTGACTTGGGTCAACGTCACTATAGCTCGGATTTTGATCCGGGACAATCTTTCCGTAAACCAGTACCTGTCCAACCTGTCCGGCAGCACTTACGCCTATTACATTTACAGTAGCGTCTGCATTTGCGACAACGCTACCAACTCGACCCGTTCCAACAACCCCGCCTACATTGACATTCTGGTCAGTGGTTACTGCAACAGACCCTACGTTACCTATCGCCGCAATACCCGTTACAGGTACATTGGCTTCCCCATCGACAGACGCCTGACCAACTTGCCCGGTTGCCGCAATACCCGTCGGGTACACATTGGCAGTGGCAACAATAGTAACAGACCCAACATTACCGGTGGCAGCAATGCCCGTAACCGGCACATTCGCCGCTGCGTCGACTTCAACCGACCCAACAGCACCTGTTCCAGCACTTCCCGTAACGTTGACGTTTGCATCTGCGGTGACCGTGACGGAGCCAACAGCTCCTGTCCCAGCCAATCCGGTGGGGTAGACATTGGCGTCAGCATTAACGCTGACGGAACCGACTTGGCCAGTACCGGATACTCCAGTAACGTCTACGTTGGCCTCGCCGATGATGCTAACTTCGCCTATTTGGCCGGTGCCAGCAACACCCGTAACCGAAACATTGGCTTCCGCAACAACCGTTACGCTGCCAACATTACCCGTCGCTGCAATCCCAGTAACCGGCGCATTTGCTTCCGCAACAACCGTTACCGAGCCTACAGAACCCGTAGCAAACGGAAAACCGCTCTGGCTCCACGGGCCTTCGCCCCAACCAGAGCGGCCCCAGCCGCCGATTGGAACGATAACATCCGCCATTACGCTATCCGAATAATTGCGTTACTTGCGTCGGCAGTCGGAAAAACGATGGTGAAGTCACCGGCGGTGGAGGTCTTGTCCCCACCAAAATCCAAAACCACAACAGACGGGTTGGTTACCGCGATTGAAGTGGTGTTCGGAGTAGTGTTGTAAATCAACGCACCGCGAGCAGTAATTGTTGCAGTTGAGAAGGTCTCATCAGCAAAATCGGTAAACGCCGTCGTGCCAGAAGTCGTCGGGTTTACGTTGGTCAGAGCCTGACCACCCGCCGAGTAACCGGTGCCGCTCGTCTCGTTCGTTGCCGAATACGCGGTCGTCGACGCATCTAGCGTCGCGGCACTCGTATAAAGCGCGATGTTAAAAGTGTCGCCCGTCGAGGCATCAAAGTCGTGTACACCATAAAGAAGCTCGTTCTTAAAGGATGTACACATGTAGTTTCCTGAGAAAGCCATGTCACAGTCTCCTTATCAAATCAGCAAGCTCCTTATGGCCTGCGTCGGTTAGCGCATTGTACACAGTGGTTCTATCACTTTTTATCGCCTCACGCATGTAGTTTTCTAAAACTTTTACAAGTTGCTTGCGAAAGGCATGTGCTTGTGCCCGAATTGCAGGGTTCGCGTCGTCGCTGATCGAAATAATTTTATCGGCAGCGCGTTCCGCGATTTCCGCTGGAGTAAACCCACGTCTGTTGGTGGTGTGTACTTCCACCGCAAACCCGGGGTTAATTTTCATATCTAGTGCTGGAAAACTCATTGTTTGGGCCTAATCACCATTCCTGTACGATATTCGTCCGTCACTTCCTTCGATTCACCGAACATCTTCAGACCGGTGATCGCTTCCGCAAAACGTTTCTCGTATTGTTGTAGTATATCGGGCTCACCCTTCATATAGATGTATGCCTCGATGAGACTTCCGTACAAAAGAGCCAACTGAGCGTTCTCACTCAGCCAAGTCGTGCCGCTGCCGCCTGACTGGGTCAAACTGAGTGGGCGGTAGAAGTAATGAAGCTCCACCGCGTAATTTGCGTCCGGCGTAGGCCCTAAAATGAAATTATCGATGTCAAAAACAGCGTAATACCGCGGATTTCCCGTCGTAGACGCGTTTGGATTGAATGTTTGCACGAAATCGGGGTCTTTGAAGTCCAAAAACACCTGATTTGAGCTGGCGTCCGTGAAAGACAACGAAAATGGGGCCAAAAAGTCGCTCGGACAGGCCAAATACTTATTCGAAGACGACAACGCGCCGCTTACGTTCTTGCGGAACAGGCTTAACTGGACGTTTTTGAGGATACGCTCCTCTGCCTGCACGATAAACACAGGAATATTGGCCACGAACGACGTTTCGTCGTACTGCGTGTAGTCCTGAATGGCCTGCGTTAGCTGATCGTATGTAAAGCTCATGTCACCACCGTTACTTGGCCAACCTTACCGAACGCCTGTACAGGCCGAAGGTTCGGGCTCTCAACCAGCGGCACACCGACATAGACATCCAGTGGCTCAACTCGGTCAGGTCTTGCGTTATCGAGGGCCTCGGGGTCATTAACCTTGCGAAACGGCCCGAGCTGCGGGTGTTTTGGCTCGTATTCGTCCGGACCCACAAGCAAACCATTCCATTCCTTTTTCATCACCCGATAGGGGTAACGAAAACCGGAACGATCCGAGATTGCCCATGAATTTTTTCCGGAAGCAAACTTACCCATCTACCCCGCCCTATAATATTCGTACCTTGGAACAACATTAAAGGATGACCTATCACGGTCCTCCGTCGCTGCTCGCTCAAACTCCTCTTCATACACAGCCTTGAGCATCTGAACACGGTTTGGTGCCCGCTTCAAAGCAATGTAATAGGCCAACCCCGCCGCTAGACAGGGATAAAACCGAAACGGCATGTCCATGGTGTTGGTAAAATCGTCCGCGTCGTCCACTCGGGTCAAAGCATCGTAAATCACCACATCCGAAGCATCGTCAGGAACCGGCCAAATCTTTAAGTTTGGCGTCACCTGACGGTCCAAAAAGAACTGATTCGGGCGACCTTGCGAGGTTTTGTTCGGGATATTGATGTAGTCATCACGACTCAGACGCTCCATGGAGTAGTCCGTGCCGCTGCGTCGACAAATAACCGACAAAACGTCGATTACATCGTTGCCCAAGTCATAATCTCCGTCGCCCACAACCAATGTGACCGTGCGTTGCTTGATCGTCCACTGGTTTAGGCCCCTGTTCGCCCAGTCCGCCAGCAACAAGTTGAGCGAACGCTTGGCGGTTTTCAGGTCGTAACCTGTACGAACCTCAAGGCCGCACCGCTCAAATGCCTCTTCGACATATTCAGCGACGTCTAGCTCGAAGTCTTTGCTGCCTGACGTGGTCATGACCGTTTCCTACTCTTCTTGGCGGTTTTGGCCGCTTTTTTAAACGCCTTGTCGGTAGGCGCACCTTTGCTGCCCGGCTTACGCATTTTTTCACCAGACCCGGCAGCTATCCGCTTCCGTTTGGCTTGAATGTTTGCATATAAACCGCGCTTTGCCATTATGCGTTCCTTACCGCGCAGCTCTTTTTGCCGCCAGATTTACGGCTAGACGTGCGTACTGCACCGCCGCCCTTCATCTTTTTAACCATACCGCCGCCGCGCATTTTCTTAACCATACCGCCGCCGCGCATTTTCTTAACC